AAACACCCCCCACCCCCCGATATATATTTTTTTAGCAATGTGGTAACATACCACGAACGTTTAAACAGGAGTAAGAAGTGAAGAATAAAGAGTTGACCGATAAACTAAAAAGTCTTGTCCTATCGATGATGGCGGTACAAGCTGAATTAAGGGGTCAAGAAAGGGCGGAAATGACTAGTGCTATAGCAAGTGTCAGAAAAGCCTTGGAGCTGCTCAAATGATCTCTGAGGAGTACCCTGATCTTTTAACCCTCGATGGTTTCGATGAAGCTGTTGTAGGAATAGTGGAACGTTGCGACCTGCTAGTGGTTTGTTATGACCGCAATAAGATCCTAGAGATACTGATGCGGGATATGAATCTAGATGAAGCTATGGAGTATTACGAGTTTAATATTCTTGGTGCCTATATGGGCGAGTCCACTCCCGTTTATCTGGATATGATGCCCCTATGAAGAACTCTACTGAATTGATCTCCTACTTTATGGCAATGCCTTTTGAAGAGCGGGAGAGGTTTATCCAAGTGTTTAAACAGATATACGATGCCAGTATGGTTGCCAGCAAACCAATGAGCCAAGCAAACCGTGCCCGATTGAAGGAAGCAAATGACTGAGCGCCAAATGGAAGTGTTGCACTTCATAGAAGACTTTATTAAGTACCGAGGGTTTTCCCCTAGTTATGCTGATATAGCTACAGGACTCAAACTCAAGAGCAAATCCAATATTCATCGAATTATTCACAATTTGAAGGATAGAGGACTCTTAAAGGTGCAACCCAATAAGATCCGCTCCCTCGTGCCCATCGATAGAACCGTTCAGAAGATGACCTCGCTTTGAGTCTACTAAGCACTGCAGAGTTACAGCGTTACAGAAGTCTATTAGACACGCTTCCAAAGGACTCTCCTGAGATACCTAAGATTAAGGTGATCTTGCAGGAGGATCAAAAGGAGCGCTGTAAAGAACATTTTTTATCGTTTGTTAACAGTATGTGGTCTGCCTTCATACCAGGCAAGCACCACAAAGATATGGCTGATGCCTTTGAAAGAGTAGCTAATGGAACACTCAAACGCCTCATTATTAATATGCCTCCTCGTCATACTAAGTCTGAGTTCGCTTCTTACCTATTTCCTGCTTGGTTCCTAGGTAAATACCCTCAGAAGAAGATTATTCAGACCGCCCATACAGCGGAGTTGGCAGTGGGTTTTGGAAGAAAAGTAAGAAACCTAGTCAATATGCAGGAGTATCAAGAGATATTCCCGACCAAGCTTTCCTCTGATTCTAAGGCGGCAGGACGCTGGAATACCGACAAGGGCGGTGATTATTTTGCGATTGGTGTAGGCGGAGCCGTAACGGGTAAAGGTGCGGATGTCCTCATTATTGACGATCCCCACTCGGAGCAAGAAGCCATGCAAGGCAACCCAGAGGTCTACGACAGGGTTTACGAGTGGTATTCATCAGGTCCACGTCAGCGTCTACAACCAGGCGGCGCTATTGTGATTGTGATGACCCGCTGGTCTAAGCGAGACTTGACAGGGCAGATCATTGAAAACTCGATTAAACGAGAAGGCGATGAATGGGAAGTGATTGAATTTCCTGCTTTGATGCCGTCAGGAAACCCGCTCTGGCCCCAATTTTGGAAAAAGGAAGAGCTAGAAGCGATTAAAGCGGAGATCCCTGTAGGTAAATGGGAAGCTCAGTATCAACAAAATCCGACCTCAGAAGAGGGCGCAATCATCAAACGGGAGATGTGGAAGATCTGGGATGATGACGAGCCACCGTTTTGTGACTACATTATTCAATCATGGGACACCGCTTTTGAAAAGAATAACCGTGCCGACTACTCCGCTTGCACCACGTGGGGAATCTTCTATAAGACTGACGCTGATGGGCGGGATGTAGCTCATATTATCCTGTTAGATGCGTTTAAAGAGCGCATGGAGTTCCCTGAACTAAAAGCCAAAGCATTCGAGCTTTACAAAGAATATGAACCCCACACTTTAATTATTGAGAAAAAAGCTGCGGGTGCGCCATTAATTTATGAAATGAGGCGGATGGGAATCCCGCTGCAGGAATATACACCAGGCAAAGGAAGTGATAAGATAGCCCGTGTAAACGCCATCTCAGACTTATTTGCATCAGGGTTTGTATGGTGTCCCAATACTAGATGGGCGGAGGAAGTAATGGAAGAGTGTGCTTCTTTTCCTAACGGAGACCACGATGACTTGGTTGACTCAACATCCCAAGCCCTCCTCAGATTCCGTCAAGGCGGGTTTATCCGTATCAATTCGGATGAGCCTGATTATGATTTGCCAAAACGAAAAGTTGCGTATTACTAAGGATAGATTATGTCAATTGAAAAAAGTCTTTACCAAGCCCCTATAGGGATAGACTCATTAACAGAAGAGCCAGCACTCGAAATTGAGATTGAAGACCCAGAGTCCGTAAAAATTGGGATAGGCGATTTAGAGATTGAATTAGGCAAACCAGAGTCTGATGATGAAGACTTTGACGATAACTTAGCCGAGTACATGAGCCAAGGCGAATTAACCGAAATTGCGGGAGATTTGCTAGGTGACTTTGAAGAAGACATTAGCGCTCGTAAAGACTGGATTCAGACCTATGTAGACGGACTAGAGCTACTAGGAATGAAGATTGAAGAACGTACTGACCCTTGGGAAGGAGCCTGTGGTGTATATCACCCGCTGTTATCTGAAGCGCTTGTTAAGTTCCAAGCGGAGACAATTATGGAGACCTTTCCAGCTGCGGGTCCTGTTAAAACGCAGATCATTGGCAAGGAGACAGTCGAGAAGAAAGACGCTGCGACCCGTGTTCAGGATGACATGAACTATGAGTTAACAGATGTAATGCAAGAATTCCGACCTGAACATGAAAGAATGATCTGGGGATTGGGTCTTTCAGGCAACGCATTTAAGAAGGTTTATTTTGATCCTGCCCTAAACCGTCAGGTATCCATGTTTGTTCCAGCAGAAGACATTGTGGTACCTTACGGAGCATCTAGCTTAGAGCAAGCGCCTCGTGTCACCCACGTGATGCGGAAAACCAAGAATGAACTGAAACGTTTGCAATATGAGGGTTTTTATCGAGATGTAGATCTAGATGAGCCTACTGGCGCTTTAGATGAAGTAGAAAAGAAAATTGCCGAGAAGATGGGCTTTAGAGCCACTTCAGACGACAGGTTTAAACTGCTTGAGATGCACGTTAACCTAGACTTGCCAGGTTACGAAGACGTAGATGAAGACGGAGAACCAACAGGCATAGCCCTTCCTTATGTAGTAACAATGGAAAAGGGCACCCAAGAAATCCTATCCATTAGACGTAACTGGAGACCAGAAGATGAAACTAAACAAAAACGTCAACACTTCGTTCATTACGGCTACGTGCCTGGTTTTGGCTTTTATTGCTTTGGTCTCATTCATTTGGTTGGAGCCTTTGCGAAGTCTGGAACGTCTCTTATTCGTCAGCTCGTTGACGCAGGAACCCTTAGCAACCTGCCAGGTGGCTTTAAGACCCGTGGATTGCGTGTCAAAGGCGATGACACGCCGATAGCGCCAGGTGAGTTCCGTGATGTAGATGTACCGTCTGGAGCCATTAAGGATAACTTAATGACCCTGCCTTACAAGGAACCTAGTCAGGTTCTTTACCAGTTACTAGGGACTATCGTAGAAGAAGGTCGTAGATTTGCTTCCGCAGCAGACATGAAAGTGTCTGATATGAGTGCTAATGCTCCAGTCGGAACCACTTTAGCTATTCTAGAGCGTACTTTAAAGGTAATGAGTGCGGTACAAGCCCGTATCCACTACTCAATGAAGCAAGAATTACGTCTGTTAAAAGACATCATTCGGGATTACACCCCAGAATCATATAGTTACGAGCCTGTAGATGGTCGTCCAAGAGCTAAAAGAAGCGATTATGAGCTAGTCACAGTCATTCCTGTGTCTGATCCTAACGCTGCAACAATGGCGCAGAAGATTGTTCAGTACCAAGCTGTGCTTCAGCTGGCTCAAGGTGCCCCACAAATCTACAATATGCCCCAGTTACATCGTCAAATGCTAGATGTGTTGGGAATTCGCAACGCTCAGAAGCTCATTCCTTTGGAAGAAGACAAGAAACCAAAGGATCCAATCACCGAAAACATGGATGTTTTGAGTCAGAAGCCATTAAAAGCGTTTATTTACCAAGATCAAGACGCTCATATTGCTGCTCACACCAATTTCCTGCAAGATCCAACCACTGCAGCCGTAATTGGGCAGAATCCATTGGCTCAACAGATGACCGCAGCCCTCCAAGCGCACATTGCAGAGCACTTTGGGTTCAAGTATCGCCAGATGATCGAGCAACAAATGGGTGCTCCACTGCCTTATATGAAGGACGAGGACGAAGATGCGCTCCCAGAGGACTACGAAATTCAAATTTCCCGTCTAGTGGCTCAAGCTTCTACTCAATTGCTTGCTCAAAATCAAGCTGCAGCCGCACAACAGCAAGCCCAACAACAGGCGGAAGATCCTATTGTTCAAATGCAGATGCAAGAACTGCAAATTAAGGCGCAGGAGCAGCAACGTAAAGCTCAAAAAGACCAAGTTGATGCCCAATTAAGGGTAGAACAACTGGCTATTGAGCGCCAACGTGTTGAAGGGCAGTTAGAAATTGAAGGAACCCGCCTTGGAGCCAATATTGAGAAAGATAAGACTAGTTTAGACCGCAAATCTGAGTTTGATGGCACAAAACTAGGAGTAGATATGGCTCATAAGAGGCAACAAATTGATGCACAGAAGGGGCAAATAGCTGCGCAGCTTATAGCCGCTGAAATGAACGCAAGAAACAACTCTAACAAGGGGAATAACAACAAATGACCGAATTAGAACTGTTGGTTAAGCAATTTGACGAAAAAATTAGCCAACTTAAAGATGCAGTAATCCTTGGAAACTACGAAAAGTTCGAGGAATACAAAAGATCGTGTGGTGAGATTCGAGGTCTGCTCATTGCTCGTGGATACGTATTAGACCTCAAAGACAGAATGGAGAACTCGGATGAGTGAAACTCTCGACTTAGCGCAAGCGGTAGATTTGACGCAACTGCTTGATAAGTCAAACGAAGAAAAGGCAACACAACTTCCAAAACCCTCTGGATACCGCATTCTTTGCGCTATTCCTGAGATGGAGAAAGAGTACGAAAGCGGAATCATCAAGGCAGACGAAACTGTCCGTGTTGAGGAAACCTTGACTACAGTGCTGTTTGTAGTAGAACTAGGACCAGATTGCTATGCAGATAAAGCCCGTTTTCCTAGCGGTGCTTGGTGTAAAAAGGGCGACTTTGTCCTTGTAAAACCATATGCTGGCAGCCGTTTAGTGATTCATGGACGTGAATTCCGCATGATCAACGATGATTCTGTGGAAGGCGTGGTAGACGATCCCCGTGGTATTAAACGTAAGTAAACGAAAAAAGGAGTATACGAATGGAAAACTACAAGTTTCCCGATGAAGAAGAAGTAAAGTCAGTAGACACTGACAAAGAAGACGATTTTGAAATTGAAATTGAAGACGATACCCCACCAGAGGATCAAGGCAAGACCCCTTCTGAGCCAGAGTTTGTAGAATCTTTGGAGCGGGATGAGCTTGATGAGTACTCTGCAGAAGCAAAGAAAAAAATTGCTGGGTTTCGCAAGATTTACCACGATGAGCGCAGAAAAGCTGATGCGGCTGACAGAGAACGTCAGGAAGCATTAGAAATTGCTAAAAAGCTTTATGAAGAAAACAAAGCCCTAAAAGGCAAGGTTAATTCAAGCGAAGCAGTAGCTGTGGACTCATTTAAAACCAGTGCAGAGCAAGAACTGGCTATGGCTAAGAAAGAATACCGAGATGCTTATGAGTCTGGGGATGGCGATAAATTAGTCGAAGCTCAGGAAAAAATGACTACCGCTAAGATTAAATTAGATAGGGTCTTTGACGCTACTCAAAATTTAAATCAAAGAAGGGCTTTACAAGAGCGGGAAAATGATGTACAAATACAACAACAGCCAGTGCAACAGCCAATGCGGGATACGAAAGCCGCTAGTTGGCAAGAGAAAAACTCTTGGTTTGGTCAAGATGACGAGATGACCAGTTTAGCCTTGGGATTGCATGAAAAGCTTGTTAAACAAAATGGTATGGCTTATGCCACTACCGATGAGTATTACAAGCGTATAGACGAAACTATGCGTAAGAGATTCCCTGAGAATTTCGAGGACGTAGAAGACGAAAAACCTCAGAGCAAGGCAAAACCTAGCACTGTTGTAGCTTCAGCTAGTCGCAGCACATCTTCCAAAAAGGTGCGCCTAACAACTTCCCAACAAGCAATTGCCAAGAAGCTAGGACTAACAAATGAGCAATACGCCCGTGAACTTATAAAGGAAATCTAAAATGACTACGAAAAGAATTGACCGTGAAGTAGAAACCCGTGATAAAAGCGAGCGCCTTCAGCAGTGGGCACCAGCTGAGTTACTTCCAGAGCCTGTAAAAATGCCTGGATATAAATATCACTGGGTACGTATTTCCACATTGGGAGCAGCAGATCCAAGAAACCTTTCAGCAAAACTGAGAGAAAAATGGGAGCCTGTACCAATGGAAGAGCAACCAGAAATGCAACTGTTAATCGATCCAAATAGTCGCTTTAAGGACAATATTGAGATTGGTGGTTTATTGCTTTGCAAAACTCCAGAAGAATTTGTGGAACAGCGTAACAACTTTTACGCTAAACAAACACAAGATCAGACAGAGGCTGTAGACAATAACTTAATGCGCCAAAGTGATCCACGGATGCCACTCTTTGCAGAGCGAAAATCTTCAAGCACTTTTGGTAAAGGTAATTAATTAATTAGGAGTTCTAAATGGCTTATCCTACCGTCTCAGGTCCTTACGGATTTCAGCCGATCAATTTGATCGGTGGGCAGGTATTTGCTGGTTCAACTCGCTTAATCCCCATTGCTCAAAACTCTGGCACATCGATTTTTTACGGTGATGTTGTGCGTTTAAACACTGGTGGCACTCTAAGCAAAGTTTCAACCACAGCTACCGCAACTGATGCCGTTGGCATCTTCTTGGGTTGTCAGTTCACAAACCCAACAACCAAGCAATTGTTGCAACAACAGTATTACCCAGCTAGTACAAACGCTACTGACATTCAAGCTTTCGTTTTGGATGATCCAGATGCTTTGTTCAAAGTTGCCGTAACTGCTGCTGGCGCATCAACAATTTCTGGTGTAACACAAGCAGCTATTGGTCAAAATTCAGCTTTAATCTTGACCGCTGGCAGCACAACCACAGGTGACTCTTTGGCATCTATTTCTGCAACTACTGGTAGCGGTTCCGCAGTTCCTATGCGTATCGTAGCTGGCATTCCAGAAACAGTTAATGCATCGGGTTCTTTCACTGAAGTTATTGTTAAATTTAACTTTGGTGTTCACACTTACTACAGCGGTTCTGCTGTAGCAACAGCAGCTTAAGGAGCATATAAATGGCTATTTCACGTGCACAACTACTGAAAGAGTTGCTCCCTGGTTTGAACGCTTTGTTCGGACTTGAGTACGCTCGCTACGGTGAACAACACAAAGAGATCTACGATACTGAGACTTCTGAGCGTTCGTTCGAAGAAGAAACCAAGCTGTCTGGCTTCTCTGCAGCACCTGTCAAAAACGAAGGCTCTGCCATCCGTTA